GTTCTCGAATTTATATTCTAATATCATACGATACATAGAATCTCTTAGATACCAAAGATGCTCCTGCTCAGTCGGATGCCGAGAAGGAGAACCTTCCCAATTCTCAATTCTTTTTAGGATACAGTGGTGTAGAAGATGTATATCTTCTATGCTCAAGTTCACTTGATAATCGTAGTCTTGTTCATCATCATTCATGGGTTATCAGGATCAATGTCTAAGTCTTTTAGGTAATCGATCCACCATTGGGGATCTCTTTGTCGCTTCCAGTTGGGAACTGGTAGACCTAGTTCAGAATAATGCTCCTCTAGAGCATCATCTATAATCTGTGCGATCTCCATACTCCTCTTCTTCTTCATCAACGTCAGCATACGGGTTCTCCACAAAGGGTCCTCGTTTTCGTAGAGGTTCTTTTCGGACATAATCCTGCTCAGCATTAACGGCTTCAATCCAAACAGCAAGTTTCATCACGATGAAGATGATGATGAGGGGTGTAAAACACCCGACTAAAATTACGGGGTTCATTTGTGACTCCTAGAGAAAGGTTCCCAGTGTTCCCATCCATATTTATGGACAAGGTGCATTCCTATGATAGGAACGAATACTAAAAAGAACCCCATGACGCCTAAGCACCATGGAGTTTGCATAACAGATCTAACAAAAAGTTGTACGTGACTCATGCTGGGTAATCCCAATTTGTCAAGAATTGTGTTTTGTGTACTGGTCCCCACCCACCACAATAGAGATAAGGAGCAGTACGAATGGGACAGCTGTCACCAGTACAGAGAAGATCATCAACGATTCTCCATGACTCCATGACTTCATCAGCGTGTACAAAGTGGGACTGGTCCCCATTGATAGCGTCAAAAAGAAGTTTTTCATAACCATCAATTGCTCTGTCTTGTGGGTAAGCGTGAGTTAATGTTGCTGTTTCTACGTTATCATTCAGTCCAGGACTTTTGATATCCATCCTAATATCCAAATGAGGATTAGGCTGGAGACGCATAACAATCCTATCGTTATATTCGTGTCCATCAAATAATTGTTGTGGTGGTGATTTCATTTTAATTACTACTTCTACACACTGGTAGGGTAGTTTTTTGCCTGTCATTACGTTAAAAGGAACTCCTTCCCAACGCCAGTTATCGATGAATAGAGTGCCAGCAAAATAGGTAGGAGTACCACTGTTAGGATCAACGCCCTCTTCGCTACGGTAACCATCGTACTGTCCCAAAATAATGTTCCCGCTCATTCTAGTAGCGGCGAGAACTTTTGTCTTTTCACGTCTGATTTCCCTTGCATTCATCTTGCTTGGGGGTTCCATGGCAATCAACGCTAGAACTTGTAGAATGTGGTTCTGTAGCATGTCACGTACAGCACCAGCAGTCTCATAGTATTGTGAACGACCTTCACAACCAATAGTCTCGGAAGCAAAGATTTGAATCTCCTCTATGTACTGGCGATTCCAAAGTGGTTCCAACAGAATATTACTAAACCGAGTAGCAAGTATGTTATTAACAGTATCTTTGCCGAGATAATGGTCAATGCGATATACTTGTTTTTCGCGTAGATGTCGCTCAACCACAGACTGTAGATGATCAGCAGATTTATAATCGTGTCCAAAGGGTTTTTCGATAACCACCCTGGAGTGATCTGGGTCGTCGAGTTTTCCTGATTCTTTGAGGTTTTGAATGGCATTAGCATACCTCTCTGGTGGCACGGATAGAAAATACGTATTGTCGTGTAAGTAATCAGGAAGATGAGAAAGAGTATCAACATTGTCTAGATCTGCAGAAACGTAATCTAGGTGGTGGAAGAACTCTTCTGGATATTCGCCAAGAGATTCTTTCCATGCTTTAGTACCAGGATCTCGCCTAGAAGAACCTGTAATAACAAAGTTATCTGGTAGGAGATTCTTCTTCCAGAGTTGATAGAGAGCAGGGATCAGTTTCTTCTTACACAGATCACCTGTGGCACCAAAGATAACTATGCCTTTACTAGTGTGCTGTTCCATTACCTTTGTAATCCTCCGAGTCGTAGTATACCGTTTCACCTTTAAATCGTCCAAATGTGAGGGTGGCACATACAAAGGGTATTGAGATGAAAAGAAGGACATTACCTAACATCGTGTCCTCCGAACATTGCTCTCATTCCATTTAGAACCTTGGCTGTGAAAGCACCAAGACGGCGCGACTCAAAACGTGCCCACAAAGCACTGCTGATGACAGGAGCGGGTACGCCAAGATCCACAGCAGCGTGAACCGTCCAACGACCCTCACCACTGTCTGATACTCCACCATCGAAGTCGCTAAGCTCTCGATCGCGGCGTAGAACAACAGCGGTAAGGTCAAGTAACCAACTACCAACCACGCTACCGCGACGCCACAACTCAGCCACCTCAGCAACGTTAATGTCATACTGATAATCGGCGGGGTTGTCCATTGGGGCGACTTCAGCGTCTCCTTCTTTGACATACTTAGATCCAGCGTTTCCTTCATGGAGAATATTGAAACCTTCGGCATATGCTTGCATAATACCATACTCGATTCCATTGTGGACCATCTTGACGAAGTGACCACTTCCTGGACCGCCACAATGTAACCATCCCATTTCGGCTTGTGTTACGAAATCGTCAGGTTGAGTCCTGGCGGCAGCGGCGATGCCTGGTGAGAGTGCATTAAAAATGGGCGAACAAGTGGCGACTGCAGTATCTCCGCCACCAACCATAAGACAGTATCCACGGTCCAAACCGTAAACACCACCACTAGTACCACAGTCAAGATACGCGATGCCAAGTTTTGCAAGTCGCTCGGCTCTTTTCCGACTGTCCTTAAAATTGCTATTGCCATGATCAATAATAATATCGCCTTCACGACAATATCGTAGTAAGTCATTGAGTGTATCCTCTACTGTTTCTGCTGGTACAACCATCATGAAAACACCTGGCACTTTGCCAGTCAGTGGTGATCCTTCATGTACTATTTGAACAAGGCTTTCCAAAGAAGTGGTATATCCACTGATATAACCCTTCTCATATTGTGCCTCAGCTTTTTGAACATTGTTTCTATAACCCCATACTTCGTGACCGTGGTTGATCATACGGCGAGACATACCCTCACCCATACGACCCAATCCGATAATTCCTACTTTCATTGTTCTATAAAATATTCTGGTAAAGGACACCCCTTAAAGTCATTGATCTCGTCTACTGCTAAGACGAACATCGTACAGAACCCCAGACAGAAAGCGAATAGCATTTGGGGGAAGTTGTAGTTCCCCATGTAAGCAGTAGGATCGGGTTCATCATCGTGTGGATGAATCATCTTTGCTATCTCCTCGGAGGATCTTTTCGACTTGTCGTCGGACTTGATCTCTTCTTTCTTGGAATTCGGAGTCTTTTCGGGTGTATCCATTTTTGTTATGTATGATAAAATGCCCCTGACAAAACATAGTAATGCCAAAGACAAACAACAGTATTACGCCTATCCAATCTATAATGTGATTTTCAACCATGGCAACAGGGGAGGGATCACTCCAATAAGTCGAAGCAGACCCTCAGCAAAAAGTGCAAGAACAACCCACCCAACACACATAGAGATAATTGAAGCATTACGATTATGTTTTCGTATGGCAGCATCAATCATCTCCTGTACTTCTTCTTTGGTTGCCCATTCGGGTGGTTCTACACCCTTACCCCAGTTTTTAAACATCAGATTTTCTCCATAGCCAAGATTAGTTCTTGGTAGTGGTGTAGTTCATCATTCATTATATCGATGATTTTCTGATCGTCAGGATTTGTAACAAGGTACTTTGCATATGTCACGGAAGCGTGAAGTTCTACTTCCGAGTTTAGGTGATAAGCATACCTAGGAAGCACAGCAAAATAAGCGACCATAATCCAATAGTAGACCAACACCAAATGATAAGCGAAGAACCTATCAATCCAAGCAGTATGTCCACCACGGCGTTCCATCTCCTCTAAGTGTACGGTTTCGTTAACTGTTTGCTCAAAGTGTTCTACCATAAGGTCGAAGTGTTCTTCGGTCCTAAGACCAAGAGACTCCCTGAAATGTAAAACACTTAAGAATGCAAAATAGGGTGCCCGAGCAATAGTCTCAAGCACCCAAAAGCGTTGTATGTCACGACCTTGATACAAAAAATCAAGTATCGCTACTGTGACGTTTAAAACAACCTCATTAAATTTTTTCATCATTCAACATGTACTGTACCGATCATGCCAGCCCCCTTGTGGGGAC